ATTGAGGCAGAAAAAAGGAGACGCGGCACCGTCGCAGGCTTCACCAAGAGCCAACAGCAGTTGAAAGCTGTGGAAGCTCAAGCTACGTTTTTGCGTGATAAGGTTGCGGCTCAAATAAAGCTCACTCCTGAGCAACAGGACGAGCTAGATACTCTAAAACTAACTGACCCAGACCAATGGCGAACCAAAATAGACGCTTATGAGGTAGCTGCTAAGAAGCAGTTTGAGGACGGTATAGTTAAGGAGCTAGAGCGTATTAAGAGCCTAAGTGCAGAAGAGTTTGAGAGGGAGAGAATGGCAGAGCAGCTTAAAGAGTTTATCTCCGCTAATCCTGAACTTAATCTTACAAAGGACGAAATCGCAGACCAAATTCCTCCTTTGTATATGAAAAGGCTAGCAAAGGGAGAAATTTCTTTCGAGGAGTTCCTAGGTTTAACTAAGAAATTCCTTACGGCTTCAGAGAAAACACTAGCTAGAGAGGTGCCTCAAGCAAATGGCACTGATATTAGCGGTGTTAGAGGTTCGAGCAATGCTCCTGCTAAAGCAGAGGTGTCCAATATTTTGGATAATGAGAAAACTATAACGTTCTAAAAGGAAATAAAATGGCAAAACAAAGCACAGGTATCCTTCGATACGGCAACGCTCTTGAGCGTAAAGGCTGGATGGTCGAGGGTATGATACAAAAAGCCTCAGAAAGTTTCTGGAGAGGCTTAACTGGTAATAACCACGATGCGATTATTTATCAGAAAAATGATTTTAACGCAAAAGTAGGTCATAATATCATATTCGACTACAGCGGTAACCTAGCAACAGCAGGTTTTAGAGGTAAAGAGCAGGCGTTTGGTAACAGCCCAGCGAAAATGAAGTTTAGCGATAGCTTAACACTAGAGTTTGGACGCTATACCGTTGATAATGGTATGGAGTTCGATGCAGAGGCTATAGGTGATATCGACCTTAGCACACACGCAGACAGCCGTGAAAAACTAGCGGACAACTTCGTAAGAGCTAAAGACCAGATGTTCTTTGACTTAGGTCAAGGTTATCTAAGAAATCAAGCTCCTACTCACGTAATTCGCCCTGGTAACAAAGCTACAATCGGTGCATTAACTGCAACTGATAAACTTAGCTGGGAGTTTCTAGTTAATATGGAAACAATCGTTAAAACAGGTATAGGTTATACAGTTGGTGGTCGCAGAAGCCCAATGAAGCCGTTTAAACTATCTGATGGTAGAAAAGTATGGCTATTGGTTTTGGACTCATTCCAAATCGCTGACCTACTTAAAGACGAGAAGTTCCAAAGGGTTTATCAACACGCAGAAGTTCGTGGTATAGGTAACGCACTAATTAGCCACAACGTAACTCAAGTGGGTTCGTTTGTTATTATGGAGGCTAGCACATTTGCAGGTTCATCTATAAATAACCAACTATTTAAAACTGCTGTAGAAATCCAAGGTCTTAGAACTGTGGACGAAAATGGCACATTTAGTGGAACAGGTAAAGCACAAGCAGGTAAAGTTGCTTCACGTGGTCTAATCTTAGGTGCTGGTGCATTCCAACTAGGTATGGGTAGCACTCCAGATTACAAGTTCCAAGAGAGCCAAGATTTTGGTATCACAAGCGAGAGTGCAATGCTCTTAACAATGCAAGCCGATAAATGTAAATTGACCGCTGAGGTTGAGGACTATAAAGAGGCTAAAGTTGCTAATATGGACTATGGCGTTGCTGTTATTGATACCTATAACGATAAACTAAGTCAATAAAGGATAATAAATGGCAAAAAGAGTAGATTTTACTAAATTTCTTGGTAATAACAAGAAGTATTCAGCTTCGGCTGCGATTGCTAATGTTAAGATTTCAGCCTTAAAAGAAGCTGGAGTTGAAACAGGTGATACCGTAGTTTTAACTAAAATCCCTGCTAACTCTCTAATTACAGGTGTAACTCTTGTAGTTAAAGAAGGTGCTACAGGTGGTAACGTTAATCTTAGCGTTAATGGTGCTTCGGTTGCATTTGACCTTGGCACTGTTAAAGTAACTCCACAAACTACTTTCGTTCCTACGGTAACTAAGGAAGTTGTAGAAGTTACAGGTGTAGTTACAATGGGTGCAGCTAATGTAGGTGAGGGTTATGCTGTAATAAGCTTTATCCCTCTTGATACATTTAACGGAATGTTCGTAGGTTAATCCCTACGAACTAAAGGCGAGCGATGTTAGTTTCTAGTTTAATATCAAGTGTAAGGTATAGGGTTGGTGATGTCCCTAATACAAAATTTACCGATGCTCGTATAATTGAGCTGATTAATGAGGGCTTAGACGACCTCGCTCGCAAAGTTAATATAAACAAAGGCGAGTTAGTTCTCCCTGTAGTTCCGTATCAACGTAAGGTAGTAATACCAGACCCTGATTTTATAAAACTATTGAGGGTTAGATGTAATAACCAGCCTGTGGAAGTAAAGTCATTTAGTTCGATGGACAAAAATCCACAGTGGGAGGAAGAAATTGGCAGTAAATTAAAATCTGTCATATATAACCTCAACAATCCACGCGAACTTAGTCTTTATCCTTTGTTGGAGGAGCCTACCTATACAAATTATAGACAACTAAATAACTTTGTTTCTAGCGATGGACTTTATGGTATAGCAATAGATATACCAGGAGTTACAAGAGATAATATCGATGGTATTATCACTGGCTTAAAAGTAGATGATGACCTACGCATTATTTATATCCCAGAAGGTATGCAGCCAAACGGACAAATGACTTCAATGGCTGACGGGTTTAATCTTTTAGATATAAAATACTCAAAACGTCCTAAACAAGTTAGCGAGAAAACAGATAATGTGGATTTAAATGAAATGTTTAAATCTACGCTAGTTTATTATGTTTCGGGTATGTTACTATTAGATGATACACGTGGAGAGAATATAAATAAAGGTATGTTATTCATTAACAAATATAAAACAGAGTTGGAGAATATCCAGGAACACGAAAAATCAGGCTATCAAAGTATAGCTGAGTATTCAGTGCAATATAGAACGGGATTTGGAGACGAATATGGCATCTAACATTAAAGAAATTTATGTAAATAAATTGACCCTAGAGGATATGGAAATTGGTGTAGGCTCAGTAGTTCAAACTAGGGGTGGAGTGCAAGTTACTAGAACTAAAATAAACGCACAAAACTTCCCTTATGATGAAACACATACCTTAGGTCAAAGACTTAATAGCGTTCAAAATGATTTGGTTAAGGCTGAGGAGCTATTAAATAAACTAGCTTCAAATAATAATGAAGCTAAAACGGTAAAAGAGGACGTCGAAAGGCTTAAAAGCGAAATAGTTACAAAGGTAGCTAGTGCTGTCCAAACGCTAGACGAGTTAAACGCTTTAAAAGCCAATGTTGAGGGTAAAGTTCAAGAAGCTAGTCAAGCGGCGGCTAGTGCTTCATTTTCATCAACCCAAGCAAGCACAACTTTAAATTCAGTTAATTTAGTATTAGGTGAGATTACAAACCTTAGTGACGCTATGAAAGTCCTACAAGAAGCAGTTGATAGTGCATTAGTATCTTTTAATACAAAAATAGCTCGTGGAGAGGAGATTAATAGTCATATTATTGAAGCTGAGGCACAATTTAAAACAATAGAAACTAAATTATCTCAAGCAATACAATCAATTAACGAAATAAGAAAAGCTAGCGAGGACGCCGTAGCTGCTTGCGAAGCGGCACAAACTAGCGAGCGTAAAGTAAAAGAATATTGGGAACAAGCCGAGGAAAGACGTAGAGAGTGGCTGTCTATGACTAGAGGTCCACAAGGAGACCCAGGCCCTCAAGGTCCTGCAGGTATTCAAGGGCCAGTTGGTCCAGTTGGCCCACAAGGTAGAATTGGACCTATAGGACCAGCAGGTATTCAAGGACCAATAGGACCAATAGGACCAATAGGACCACAAGGACCTAAAGGTGATACTGGCGGTGGAGTAGCTGCATATACCTCAAAAGACAATTTCCCAACAACAGGAGACCATAAGACTTTATATATAGATAGCCAAACTAAGAGATTATATCATTGGAATGGCTCTTATGTAGCAATAAAAGGTGGTGAGAAAGCTTCTACATCAAGTGAGGGTATTGTTCAACTTTCTAGCTCTATAACTAGCACCTCAGAGGAGTTTGCTGCTACATCTAAGGCTGTAAATCTAGCTTATAAAGAAGCGGAGCAAGCTTTAAACGTTGCTAATGATAAATGGACAGCTGTGCAAGCATCTACTACTCAGGAGGGAATAGTTAGATTAAATGATACCTTAGCAAGTGATAGTGCTACAGAGGCTGCAACAGCTAGTGTGGCTAAGACATTATATAATTTAGTTAATAACGCTATAAGTTATGCAGGCTCTAAATGGACTGCTAAATATGCAACTGACAATACTGCTGGTATAGTTAAAATATCGGATAGATTAGATTTACAAGATGGCACTACAGCCGCTAGTTCTACGGCAATAACTAAGGTTATGGCTAAAATTGCTGACGTAGAGAGGTCTGATACAAATCCTACTACACTAGGTGGTAAATCTGCAAATACAGAAAATGTAAAGGATACATTAGTATTAAGGGATAATAGAGGGGGCATAAAAGCAGGTATAGGATATTTCTCATCTTTAATAGCGGACGATATTACAAACAATAATTCTAATATTCTCGTTACAAATAGTAATAGTGTAAAAATATTATTTTCTGTTAATCAAGATGGTAGAATTTTAGCTTCTAATCCTGACGCTTTTAAAAATTTGATAGGATTAAATAGCAAATATGATAGAGATAGAAGAAATGCTAGTAAAGTTTCTGCATTAAATTCAGATAATGGGACTGTTTCATTAACAATGGCAGATAATTATATAATTAATATGCAAGGTAATGGCGTTTTAACTCTTAAGGATATTGATATAGGTCAGAGTGGAATTCTTGTAATTATCAACGCTAATAAAATAACAGGGTTTTCGGCTGATTTAAAATTTAGGAAAATACCTACTGATTTACAACCATTAGAGATATTCTCTTATTTTAAATATACCGTAAATGCCATAGCGATGGGACGTGCATAATGAATACCTCATTTATGATAGGTTGCAGTTCAGAGGAAACTGGGTATAATGTTGGTCAAGTTATTTATAATAACCCTGATAATAATGCTAAGACTTTTACGGTATGTAAGTGGGACGAGTCCCTAAGGCTTAAACACCTGTTAGTTTATAGTAAGAAATATAATGATACATATAGTATTGGATTAGATGGACCTTCATCTGTAACTGGTAATTATACAGAGGTTAAAGATGGATTTACTACAATAAATATTTATTTTAATATAGTATCCGGGTATTTAGTATGTAATAATACGGTAGATATAGATAATGAAGATGAACTTCCATTACAAATAACTAAAATAACAATAGCAGGAGCATAAAAATGGCGAAATTATATAATTTAAAAACTAAGTCGGTAGAGTATGTCGATGTTATAACTCTACCTAATGGAGATAATATGTATCCTGAAGCTCTTAAAGACGAGTATTTGGTATCTTTAGGATATAAGCGGGTTATAGAAGTTGAGGCTAAAGGCGTCCCGTCAGAGATTGAATATATTGCACAAGAATATACAGAAGCTCCAACAAATTATACCATTAATAATGTAATTAAGCCTAAGCCTTTACAAATGTTAGAAAAGGATTTTAAGGCTTACGTGCAAATTATACTAGATACTAAAGCTAAAGAAAAAGGCTACGATAACATAGTTTCAGCTTGCAGTTACGGCGGTTATGATAATGAGTTCAGGCAAGAAGGTGAATTATTTGGTAAATGGCGTGCTAACGTCTGGAAATGGGGATTTAAGCTTTTGCAAGATATTAATAGCGGTAAAAGAGAAATGCCTAAATCATTTGCTGAAGCTATAGCTGATATGCCACAATTGGATTAAAGGATAGCTTATGTGGAGTAAAGTATTAAGTTTTCTAGCTAATAGCAAAACTATAATAGTTATATTCTCACTAGCGGCTGGGGCTTTGGTAACTCTTTTAGTTACTCAATATATAGAGATTAAATCTCTACAATCTAGCCTAGATAAAGCTAGTGAGAAGGTGCTAGTAGCTAAATTGCAAGCAGAAGTATCTAAAAATAATTTAGATGGTTGTCGCACTTCACTAAATGAACAGAATAAAGCCTTAGAACAAACAAAGGTTAATTTGGAAGAAGTGTATAAGAAAAAAGAAATAGTTAAAACCCGTATAGAATACATAAAAGTGCCAACACGAAACGCCGAGTGCGAAGCTAAGCTAAAATATTATGAAAATTTATATAAAGGACTTAGCAATGAAAG